TCCCACTGCTCAAGACGTGGTGATTGACCGGGCAGGTGGTCGCAAGCCAAGCGCATATGAGCGCGAGAGCGAACAGGATGAGCAGCGCGCACAGGACCGTCGAGCCTTCAAGGCCTCTCTTCAGGAAGAGGTCGCACCGAAGGATCGTGGCAGCTTTGCTCGGCGGCAAGCCGCTGCTGACGCCGAGATCACTCGCGCAGGCGCGCCTGGTCGTGGGCCCAAGCTGGCAACTGTGCCACAGATGAATAAGTTGTCTGCAGTTGTTACGTCATATGAGAAGTACATGAAGAGTCGCGGGATTCCCGAAAAGGAGATTCGCGCGTTTCTTGATTCAGCTGTGGGAGGCATTGAGTCCTACAAACTGGCTGCGGAAAGTGTTCCAGGGGAAAAGGGCAAGTTCGAACGGTATACCCGTTATGTTCTCCCAGGTCTGCGAGGCAAGGGTTCCAAGGCCATTATGGCCAGTCAAAGTGAAGCTCCATTGGATGTTGCTCGGCGTGGTGCTTCAACCCGCAAGGATGTGTCGGACGCCATTCGCAAGATTCAGAATGCGGAGATCTCCGCTCGTATTGATGCTGGCGCAACCAAGGAACAGTTGATTGACATGGGCTTTGAAACCTCCTCCTATCGTGGGGGGAAGCGACCTTTCAACGCCCCCACGACCAAGAGCATGATTCCGGGTGCATTTGCCCGCAAGGGTAGTGAGCAGGGCATCATTGCTGCGGCTGAGAAGGAGATGGGTACTGAACTGCGGAACAAGGTTGAGGAAGACGTCAAGGGACTTCTCCAAGGCAAGACGCAGTTCCGCAAGAGCAACGCCCCCCTTTACAACAAGCTTCTTGCTCTGATGTACCGGTATCAGAAGAACGGTATGTCGCCATCCACTTTCATGCGCATTGCCAAGACTGTGGATCCACGTATTGATGAGCTTGTCATGGGTCAGGCTCGTAGTGCTGAAGCTGCCCGTGTGCGTGGTGGAAAGCAGGAAGCTGAGACCCGAGTTGCAATGGGTGATGTTCCGGAAACTCGAACTCGTGCCATGAGCCCAGAGGCCATGGAAGAGAATCAGATGCTGGCCGGAAAGTCCCAGCGCGAACGCAAGGCCATTGCCCTTGCTGCTCTGGCTGAACTGATTCCGCAGCTTGAGGGCCAGAAGCCGGAAGGCTTGGGCGTCGAGATCAACGTGCCACCCAATCTGCGTGGTGAGCGCTCCGCAGAGGATGTCATTGCCGGTGCAGAACGACGTGGACGAGCAGCCACTACCCGGGAGAAGCAGAAGGAAACCCAGGCGCTTGAGGGCCGTGTTGCTCGTGCATTGAAGGAGCTTGAGAACCTTGGCAGTCCGACAATGCGTCGCGCTTCCCAGGAGCGACGGCGAGCAGACACCGGTCGCGCCCTGCTTGCCCTGTTGCGTAAGCAAGCAGAAGAAGTTGGAGCTTCTTCAGAATTTACCCCCCGCACTGGTCGTCTTGATGTTGACACTTCAACTCGTCTTCCAGCCCGCGCTGCGGATGACTATGGAGTTGTCAGTGAACCTCGACCGTACGCCAAGGCTGCACTGATGGAACGCCCAACAAGTCTGAGTCCCGAGGAAGCGAAGTCCCTTCTTGCTCTTGCAAGCAGAGCCGGAAAGCGAAAGGGCAAGCAGATTCTTCGTAGGTACAAACTGGCTTAATCATGCCCCCAGCTCTACCTGAGCCCAACAAGCCGCAGGATCCGCTGACTTCCTTCTTCGCCTCCGACTCCGTGGGGGGCGCGTTGCAGGCCTCGGGCTTCGACGTCCACGAGGAGATGGAAACGCTAATCCGTCACTTTCGTGACACAGACCCCAACGTATCCCTCCGAGCTCATGCTAGACTGCGCCATGTACTCAAGGAGGTCGCTCAGGCATCGGGCCTGATCCAGCGCCAGAGCGCTGAAGCAATCGAGACGCACGAGGGCCGTAAGGTGAAGGTCTCCTTCGAGACCAACAAGCTGGTGGCCCGCATCAACCAGGAAAACATCCATGGCATCGTCAACCAAGACCGTCCAGAATTCGCCAGCACCTACCTCCCAGCCGCAACCGACACCATCCCTGCCGGAGGATCCTCTGGTGGCGCAGGCAGCAATCCAGATCCAAGCGATGGACGAGGGCCAGTTTGCGAGGAACGCGGGCCAGATCCTGTACGACATTGCGATCCAGGATCCGACGATCACGATTGCGAGTCCGGAGATTCTGGGGATGACTCTGAAGAAGACGATTTTGAGCGACTCCGGTGAGCTGCTGCCTGAGTGGCTTCCCCTGCTTCGGCGCTACGTAAAGCACTCGCTCGTGGCCAAGGATCCGCGTCTCGTGGCGATGGCCTTCTCTCGGATCGTCACGCTGCAGCTCTACACGGCTGGCAAGCTCGACAATGCAAATCAAGCGAATAACGCCAGCGCCTGAGAATCCGCTGTATCCGCTTCCTGCGGATTATGACACACTCTCGCAAGAGGGGCAGCGGCTGGCTAGGCTGAACGCATGCCGCCAGTGGCTCCTTCCAGCGACCGACTTGAAGCAGCGGGCTATCGACTTCATCTCGTCGATGCGCTTCTTCGAGGCGTGGTACCTGTGGCCGGACCCGGATGCGGACTTCAATCCCCTGTTCTTCGACGACAACCCAGTCGCGACACCCAAGGGCCATATCTCTATCTACAAAGAATGGGCTACTTCCAGAAGCAGCATTGCGGTCGCCCCGCGCGGTTACGCCAAGAGCAACTGCATCCGCAAGTCCATCCTGTTGCAGATGCTGACCCGCCCGGCCTTCTCCTTTATCTACGCTACGAGCTCGCACGACAACGCGCAGCAGACGGGCCAGATCATCAAGAGCCAGTTCAGCGACAACTCGCGCATCTTCGACGACTTTTCTCCTGACTTCCCTGACGGCCGCATCGTCCCCCGACGTGGCGAAGCTTCGTACGGTCTTGAGATGATGTACTTGAAGAACGGCTCATGGCTCCGCGCCATCTCCGCCTCCAGCAAACAGCGTGGTGGTCGTCCTCGGTGCTACATCCTGGACGACCCTGAGTACGACCCCAAGGCATCCACCTCGATGGCCATCCTCCGCGACTACGTGGAGAACCTGCTGTTCAAGATCGTGATGCCCATGCTCACCCGACCCGACACCTCGGTGCGGTGGCTGGCCACTTTCGTTTCCCGACGTCACTACGCATGGCACGCCATGCAGACCGAGCAGACGCCGTCAGGACCCCGCGCCCGTGACGGGCGCTTTGAATTCTGGTCCAGAATGCTTCTTGACTCGGAGTACGAAAAAGATGGAAAGCTCCACTCCTGCTGGCCCGAGATGTGGCCCCTCAGCCGTGCAGACAAACTTGCGGCTCCAGATCTTGCGAACCGCCTTTCCCTTGAGGAAATCAAGGAACGAATCGGCAATAGTGTCTATCTGGCGGAGTATCGCGGACGCCCCGGTGAGAGCGGCGAAAACTTCTTCCCGCCCCTCGTCCGTGAAGACCACGGCTGGTGGATTGAGGATCCGGATCCGTCCTTCGACACTGACCCAGTGACCTCCAATACAAAGATCGCGTGGGGGGAGAAAACCGGAGTCAAGGTGCTCCCCATCCGGGACTTCCTGCTCAACGCTTTCACCTTTATGGCTGTCGATACGTCGTACACTCATGGTCCTGACTCTGACTATAAGGTAGCAGTCGTGATGGCTGTTACCAGCGACAACTGCCTGTTTGTTCTAGATATGTGGGCAGGCCAGACGCCCGAGGACCAGCTGATCCGAAACGTGTTCCGACTGGCCGACAAGTGGAAGGTCCCCACCATCCACCCCGAAGTCGTGCGCGAATCAGTCAACCTATACCAGCAGCTGGAAACCCTTGTCCGCCAGCGAGCTACGGACATGATGGGGGTCCAGCATATTCCGAAGATCGTGCCCCTGCGGGTGGGCATGCTCAAGAAGGAATCCAAGATCTCCGGCATGCTGTTCCGCTTCGAGCACAAGCTCCTGAAGCTCCCGATGTGGAAGCGGATGGACAAGCCCTGGCGCGAGCTCTTTGACCAGATCGAGCAGTTCAACCCCGAAGCCCGAGACGGTGGCCTAGCCCACGACGACCACATCGACGCCGTGGCCATGTCCTCCATGATCCTGAAGTTCCGCCTGCCCAAGCGGGCAATCGACCCCGTGGGGGGACTATCCCCCATGGACCGCCTGAAGGCCGGGGAACTGCAGACCATGGGAGTTCCCAACCTTGCAATGGTTGACTGGAACCAGATCAACACCGAAGATGTCCTTGACATCCTGAAGCCAGAGGAGCCCCTCAACGATGGCGAAACCCGAGTCTGATGGCAGTTACGTCACCATCCCCTACTTCCTGTATGAGGCGATGGCCCGAGCGTACTACGGACGGGTGGCTGGAGACTTTCCGGTAACTCGCCCCATTGCGAGTGAGTCCCCCCAGCCGAAGTTCACGGGTGACTTTGTTCTGGACGAGGAAGAGATCCCCACTACCTGGAAACCCCAGGGACTCGCAGCTGAACTGAGAAAGAAGAAGACCCGTGCCACAGATTCCGCTAAGCCTGCCGAAGAAGCCTGAAGACATCGCAAAGCTCCTTCGGATGCACACCGATCGAGAGCGGCTACGCTACAACTATCGCCGTTCCATCTGGCTGCTCGCGTGGCACTACCTGAATGGCGCCCGCCGGTTCGACGTCTTTGATCCGCTGACCGGCCGCTTGACCCCTCAGTACATGGACAAGGAAGGGAACATGGAGTTCCAGTCCCAGGATCTCCTGTCCATGATCGACCGCACCGTGGCCCGCATCGCCTCCATGGATCTACGGCCCAAGATCATTCGCCAGGGCACCAGCCTACGAATGATTCGTGAGCGATCCAGCGCCCAGATCATCGCGGACTCCCTCGTGTCGGAGCACCAGCTGTCGCAGGTGGTCAGTGACTTCGCGCACATCTTTGTGACCCTTGGCTGCTGCGGCATTACCGGCCACATCGTTGATGTGCCCACCGTGGGCCTGACTGCCGATCTTGAGGTGGTCCATCCGCGCGAGCTGTTCCCCTTCCCGGCCCTGCATCAGGATCACACCAAGCAGAGCGGCATGATCCGCCAGCGCGTGGTGCCGTTCGACATGCTGGAGGCCAAGTTTGGAACCATCTCCAAGACCAAGAAGGACAAGATGGAGTGGTGGCGAGTGGACCACGGCGATGTGCACACGGATGTCGGACTGGACGAGCCGGGTTCCACGCTGCGCAATCCCTTTGACAACAGCGCTGTGACTACGGGCTCCAGTACTGGTGGTGGCAGCTCCACGGACGTGGTCCGGATTCGCGAGCTGTGGATCAATGGACCTCGTGACACCTGTGTGCGATACGTGGTGGCTAGTGGCGATGCAATTCTGGTCGATGAGGAGTACACAGATTCGGTTGTGTACTGCCCCATCGGGTGGGCTCGCTTCTGCGACACGGGCACCTTCTACGGTGCTGGCCTGTTCGACATGCTCTTCGGCATCTCTCGCGAGGCCGAGCGCATGATGAAGAGCCTGTTCAACAACATCCGAGACATGGATCGCTACGGTGTCATGGTCCTGCCGCAGGGCAGCATGAACGAGCGAACCCTGCTCAAGGACGTGGGCCGTGGCCTTCGTGTCATGAGCTATACGCCGGATCCGCTGAACGAGAACTTCAAGCCGTTCGTCGTGCAGCCCTACAACGCTGGCGATGCACCGGGCAAGGTGGCCCAGTTTGCCCGTACCGTGATGCAGCAGATCGCACCCATCCAGGACCTGATCCAGGAGAAGGGTCGAGTGGAAAGCGCTACGGGCCTGCAGTTCCTTGACGAGCAGATCACTCGGGCCATGACCAACCCGAGCATCAGCATCCAGCGGGCCTTCGGCAACATGTATCGTGCGGTCACGGCCAAGGCCGTCAACGAGATTGTCAAGGCTCCTCGCACCATTCCCATCAACAACATCACCTTGGATCTTGCGGGTGCGGTGCTGGATCTCGACAAGTCGGTCGTGACATTTGACCAGAACCCGCTGCCGACTGTTGGACACCTGACGTTTACTGTGCGTCAGATCAATCCACGTAGCGAGGTGGCCCGCAAGGAAGAAGCTATGGGTCTACTCCGTGTGGGCCTGACCGATCCCATTGGTCTGAAGTTGTTCTCCCTGCGAGAAGGTCTGGACTTTGCAATGTGGATTGATGAGGAGAAGGGTGCGTACGAGACGATCGTGCAGAACATCCTCCTCCTGTTTGGTAACGGACAGGATCCTGGTCAAGTTGTCCTTGCTCCGCACATGGTGCGACCGGATCTGCAGCTCCGCGTTCTGGGTGCTTTTATGACTAGTCCGATCCTGAGTGCTGCATCTGCAGAGGTGCAGGAAGAGTTCAAGAAGTTCAGGGACACCATGCTGCGGTTTATGGGCCAGACGCTCCCGCAGCAGGTCCCAACACCTGAAGAAGCTGCAGCCATGGGCATGCAGATTCAACAGCCGCAACCCACGCCCATGATGCAAGGAATGATGCCGAATGTCTGATGAAATGACGCCGAACGAAGAAGTGCAGGAGACCCAGGTCCCGACGAACAACGTCGTGGACATGGATGCAAAGGTGCGAGCGGGTGGTGAAGAGATTCCAGTCTCCGAGCTGCTCAAGGCCAAGCAGGACCTGGAGTACCTGCAGCAGGACTACAGCAAGCTGGTCGCTTTTCGCGACGCGACTACTAAGGTCATGCGACCGGACGTGGACCCCTCGGTGAAGGAGCAGGCCGCTCGCCAGCTCCTCGTCGACATGGGTTACCGTGGCGAAGAAGTGGACCAGTACGTTCAGGATTGGATGAACAACCAGCAAGGAGAGACCGTGACCGACGAAACCGACGACGTGGGGGGCGATGGCGACCGTAGCGCAGAGGAAGTTGCAAATGCAATTCTGGCTGCACAGCAGCAGGCTCAGCGAGCTCAGGAAGAGCTGCAGAGAATGAAGGCCGAGCAGCTCAACAACAAGCTTACGACCCAAGTTATGATGGGTCTTGAGTTGAACCAGGGTGCCCGTACAATGCTGGGCAAGCTCGAAGAGATCAACGGAAAGGAAGCCCTTTCTGGTGCACGAGCCGCGATCGAGAGGGACATTCGCCAGCAGACGCTGGACAACCTCCGAGCCCGGCGCACTCAGGCAGGGGTTTTCGAAGAAGCGTGGATTTCGGAAGAGTCAGCCAAGGCCACTGAACAGGTCCTGGCGAAGTACCGCTCGGTAATCGGCGACCCGAACCGTCTTGGTCGGGCCCCGGAAACAGACAGTGGTGCGGGTTCCATCTTTAACCGTCCTGCCGTCCCGGCTCCGCGTTGGAAGCCCGGGGTCACTGCTGGCGACATGGAGTCTGCTCTTGACGCATTCAACAAGGATGCACTGAGCCGACTGGCCGCCGGTCTTGACAGCGGTAGCGACACTCGTGCCTGAACACCTCACTACAAGGAATTAAAACAATGGGTGCAGTTTCCTCTTCACTCTTCGATCGTCACAGTGTGCAGATCGAGGAAGTCATCAACAAGAACGTCGACACTCTGCTGCCGACGCTCGATCCCGCTTGGCGGGACACTATCGTTACCTCTCAGGGCGTGGGCCCCGCCAGCGCGATCGGTCGCGACATGCGCATTCTCAAGCTCTATCGCGGCGGTCTCACCGGCGTGATTGAGCAGGGTCGTAACCCGGCTTACAACGACTTTGTGCTTTACGGCGATGAGACGGCTGCGGTTGGTAGCAAGCTGTACACGCAGTCTGCTACGAAGACGTGGCCGAACGCTCTTGAGGGTCCAGCCATCAACACGTACCGTCTGGGTATCGGCATGCGCGCCATGCTGACCAACCTGGCGGTCACGATGGGCGAGATGCAGGCGGAGGCCACTCCGGCCTTCATCGGCGACGTGATTGCTCCGAAGCTCAAGGGCTTCGCGCAGAACCTGTCGCACACCCTTTGCAACTACTGGTACATGAGCCAGAACGAGGGTTACCGTCTCTGCACCATCGCTGACCCGACTGTCACTGGCACTGCGAGTGGTACGGGTCCGTGGACCCTTACCTTCCGTCCGGACAACTACGCGATTGACCGCTTCTACGTGGGTCAGCGCGTTGACATCCTTGACGGTTCGTCCTCGGGTGGCAACACCAAGAACCGTGCAAACGGCACGACCACTGGTGGCGCGACTCGTCTGCAGTTGTTTGTCAGCGCCGTGGATGAGCTTCGTGGGTACGTGACTCTGACCAGCACGACCTACAACTTCACCACGACGACTACCGGCGCCGGCACGCCTGGTGGTGCGCAGACTGCCAACAAGGCCGCTGCTGCTGGTGACTGGATCGTGTATGCTGGTAGTGCTAACACCAGCAACGCGGCCACTGGTTCCCAGACGTTTACCGGTATCGCCGGTATCAACAGCTGGCTGAAGTTTGGTGGCGGTGGCAACGACAACGTGCTGCTGGGTGCTGAGGCTGAGGGTTCGGGTTACAACATTGATGTGACCACTCACCCTGAGTTCAAGTCCTTCAGCGTGGGTAACGTCGGCGCCCTGACTGAGCACAAGCTCCGTCAGTACATCCGTCGCTTCCACGCTGCGAAGAACAAGTACGGTCAGTCGATCGACTGCCTCATCGCCAGCGATGGCGTGTGGCTGGCCTACGAGGCCCAGAAGATCGGCCAGTACACTCTGGAGCGCACTGGCAAGCTGTCGAACCTCAACAACGAGGGCAGCGACCAGGGCTTCAAGTTCACCTTCGAAGGCCGCACCTACAACGGCTACACCTCGACCTACATCGAGGACGGCGTTGTGTACGGTCTGAAGAAGGGTGGCAACAACTGGAAGCGCTACGTGCCGCCCGATCCGAAGGGCGTCCAGAAGTTCAGCGAAGCCGACAGTTTCATCCCCTTCAGCTTCGTGGTCCCGGCTCTGACCGGCACCTCGTCGACGAAGTGGCCGATCCTGAGCGGCGGCAACCTGACCGAGGCCATGCAGATGCCGGGCATGCTGCGTATGCAGCTTGTGCCGGATCAGCCTTCGGGCATGAAGCTCTCGGGCGTGACCTCAGACCGCGTCTGGGCTAGCACGTGATTAGAGCCTCCTGAGGGGGCTGCGGTGCCCCCGGCGTCTCGATGGGGGGTGGACTTCGGTCCACCCCCCGCGAGCGCACAGGATCAACAGGAGACCAGATGCCAACCAGGATCGCCGCGATTTCGTGCACTCACTCTCCGTTCACTCCGCAAAACGTCCATCACTGGCTGCTGGAAACCCTGTCCGCTCTGGACGGGGTTACGCACTTTGTGCACCTCGGAGACATCTTCGAAGCCTCGGCAGCCTCCGTGCACCCGGACGAACACGACCACACCCTGCTTGACGAGTACCGTCACGCCTCCGCATTCCTTGCCTCCATCCGATCTGTCCTTCCTAAACGGACACATTTCCACGCCATCATGGGCAACCACGACGACAACCTTCGTTCCCAAGACCCCCGCCGTATTCCCAAGGCCCTGCGCGACGTAACCGACTTCATGCGTACGGAGCCCTTCTCCCACGAAGCCAAGTTCTGGAACTGGACTCCGTACCGCAAAGACAAGCGTGGCTGCCTGGAAATTGGCCCCGTTGTCCTGACTCACGGCTTTGACTGTGGCCAGTCCTCCGACGAACTGGAAGCCCTCCAGTTCATGAACATGACCGGCGGCGCAGCTCACCGTCTGTTCATCCGTGGCCACACCCACCGGCCCGTGCCCCCCACGCAGTGCCACCGTACCCGTTCCATCCCACTTCCGTGGTGGTACATGAACGCTGGTACGTGCGGCCCGCTCTCTCCCTCCTGGATGGCCCGACGCGACACCTCTCAGTGGGGGGCCGCGATCGCCGTAGTGGACATGGTTCGTGATCCCTCCCACCGGAATCGAGGACGCCAATGGGAAGCACGGTTGATTCAAATGGACGAGTGATCCACCGGGTCAAGATCAACGGTCGTACCTGGCGGGTGGCCCTCACGCCGCCTCGGCAGATGGGTACCGACTGGGGCCGCTGCTGGGACAAGGAGAAGCCTGGCCGTCATCCGCTCATTGAGGTCCGACGTTCCCTCGGCGAGTACAACCTCCTCGACACCGTTGTCCACGAGGTGCTGCATGCTGCCCGTCCAGAGTTGGACGAGCACGCTGTCGACGCCACAGCGCGTTCCATTGCTCGGGCTCTTTACCAGATGGGATGGCGCCGTAAACTGGACTAACCATGTACAACTCCAACAATCCAGCCGGAAAGAACTTTAAAAAGTCCCCTGATCGAAAGCCGCCAGCCCGACTGCTTGTTCGTAACGCATTGACTATGAACACGAACAAGCCTTCCATGCGAACCGCAGCCAAAAACATCAAGCAGTCTGTGGTACCGCAGAGTGCCAAGTCGATTCTGGCCATGATTCGAAAGCTGCCCAACAAGATGGTGCAGCAGATCTACAAGGGTCTTGAGTCGCTGGAGCCTGATGATCTCGACATGCTCGGCAAGAAGAAGTACCCGGGAGAGTGACGTGGCCGGCGCCAAGCCCAAGTTCCAGTTCAAGGCCAAGCACAAGAACCCCATGGGTGGACTTAGTGAGCTTGGTCGCCGCGCCTACAACAAGGCGACGGGTGGCAACCTCAAGCGTCCGCAGCCTGAGGGTGGCAAGCGACGTAACTCCTTTTGCGCCCGCATGAAGGGCATGAAGGCGAAGCTCACCAGCTCCAAGACTGCGAACGATCCGAACTCCCGCATCAACAAGTCCCTCCGCGCCTGGAACTGCTGACATGGCGAAGGACGCCTGTTACAACAAGGTGATGGCGTCCTATGGCAAGTGGTCAGCCCGCGCGGCTCAGGCTACTGCCAAGTGCCGCAAGGCCAAGGGCCAGGTCCGCAAGACGCAGGCGGGTGCCAACCTCAAGCGTTGGACCGCCGAGAAGTGGGTGGACACCCGTACGGGCAAGGCTTGTGGTGCGGGTGGCGACAACGAGTATTGCCGCCCGTCCCGTCGCGTGAGCAGCAAGACGCCCGTCACCCGTGGTGAAATGTCGGGTTCCCAGCTGGCTGCCAAGAAGGCTGAGAAGTCCCGTGTTGGTATGCAGGGTGCCTTTGGCAAGAAGGTCTCCGCCGTCCGTAAGAACCCACTCCGTTCACTTGGAGGACTCTCCCGTGGCTAAGCAATGGATCCAGAAGGTGGCTGCCAGCATCAAGCGTCGTGGCACCGAGGGCGTCTGCACCGGCCCCAAGTTTGGTGGTCCGACCTGCAAGCCCGGCTCCCGTCGCTACAATCTCGCCAAGACGTTCCGCAAGATGGCGAAGAAGCGCTAATGGAAAACAACGAAACCACACCGCTTGACATCGAGATGATCTACGACCCGGTGGCCGAAGCACACCACGAGGGTCTGGTCATTGACGCATCCCGGCACCGCATCATGGCGGACGGCGATTTCATCCTGTGGGCCCGTCGCCACTACAAGCGCCCCACCCTGTTTGAGTACCACCACCTGGAATCGGACAACATCGTGCTCTGTGACTGGCTGATCCGTGGCCGTGTGGCCCAGGAGCTGGAGGCATACGAGTATGGCAACCGCCCAGATCGCGCTTTTCTTGATGCTCGTATTGTGCTGTGCGACAAAGCAGCCGAGTCGATTCGTCGAAAGATGAAGCGTAAGGCTGAAGAACGACAGCGGATTCGTGATGAAGCTATGGCTGAACGTCAAGACACCGCACGGTATCTGATGCGCCAAGGTCTTGGGGCAGAAGCAAAGGCAATGGCCATGGGCTACTCCCACTTTACGAGTAAGGCAGAAGGTGGTGAGGAACTGGCTGCCATGAAGGAAGACTTGGTTAGGTCCGCTTCTGGCCGTATCATCACGAGCGGCTAACGAAAGGACTCCCCATGGGCTACTTTGGATCCGCATATGGCAGCAACTGGAGCGCCAATGCGCCCAGTTCCAACAGCATGATGTTTACGCCCAACCAGTATGGCGGTTACTCTACGAGTGCCGCTGGTACTGGTGCTGGTCGCGAAGCAGCATCTCAGTTGCAACAGATGCGTGGAATGCTTGGAGGTACTAATTCTGGCCAGTCTGCTCTTCGCGCCCTTGCTCCCTACATGTCAATGACTGTGGCCCCTCCGGACATGATGCAGCGTATGCAGCAGACCCTTGGTGGTTTTGGCATGGGTAACGTGTTGGGCCAGGCTACCCAGTACGCCCAGAAGCTTGGAGCTCAGTCAGGTACAACTGATATGGGTGGCGGCTCAATGGCTTCAGGTGGCTTTGGGGGCCAAGGACAGCAGGCAAACCCCAACAACCCTTTGGGTTATCTAAGTGGTGTCTTTGGTCAGTATGGTGGCGGTAGCGCAGCAGCTGCCCCAACCCAAACTCAATCCTCTACATCGTCGAACACATCTACCCAAGGTGGCACACCAACTTGGGCTGGCAATGGTTATGTGAACTGGGGTGGCAAGACTTGGGACACGGCCAATCAAGCAGACATGTTCCACCTGACCCGCAAGCGTCCAGTTTCCACCCGCAGCAAGGGTCCGCAGGGTTGGGGAACTTCTACTCAGTACAAGAGCATTCTTGATATGCTTGGACCTGAGCCGGAACCCACGACCCCCTAAGAGTTAAACATGGACACTACCCGCTCGTTTCTGAAGACGGTCATTGAGCGCGTCCGAGGCTATCTCGACGACGGGGACTTTGACGCCAAGTACACGGACCAGTTCCTTGTGCAGCATGTCATCATGCCTGGCCTGGTGGACGTGTGGTCGCGCTGTTCCCTAAACGCCGACAACCCCGTCCTTCTGTCCTACGACATCACGCTGGTCAATGACCAGGAGTGTTACGTGATTCCCCCCTGCGTAGGCGAAGTGCACGAGATCGTGCAGTACACGGGAAACACTGGGTCCCAGGTCAACGATGGAATCCCCACTGCTGATCTCTACCCCGCCCACCGAATGAGCGTGGGGGGACAGAACTGGGCCATTGAAGGGAACATGATCTGCTTCCGTCCGTTCCCGCAGAACCTTACGGGCAACACTACTTGGACCATTCGCTACACCACGAATGGTGACATGTCCCCCCACTATTCGACGCACACTAGCGGGTCACATACCAGTTCGTTGGATGCAACCCGTACGTTGTTTACGGTGTCGGACAACCCGCAGCTTGGTCTTCTGGACAAGCGCGAGAATGCCTATGCAGGACAGATCCTGCGCATCCTTGACGGCAATGTGTTTGAAGAGCGAGTGATCGCCTCGTACAACCCAGTGACTCGTGTGGCTACGCTGAAGCGGCCATTCAGCTCCAATGTCACCACCGGGGCTCATATCTACGAGATTGCACCTGCCCAATCACAGGGCATGGTCGAGGCGGTGTCACTGGCCTGCTCGTTGAAGCTGGGCGCGTGGCGCAAGATTGCCCAGTCTCATGCTCAGATGCTGAACATGCAGTACCGATCTGCCATCAAGACCATCGGTGACAACCTGTCCAACATGCAGATGCGTACGGGCAAGGGCTGGGCCAAGGACACCCGCGACAGTCCGGGATGGTACCCGTGAGTTCTTGGTACCAACCAAGCTCTCCATTTCTAAGCAACCCAACGGAGACTCGCCGGTGGGGTTTTAGCGCTACACCCAATCCAGTGCGCTCTCCCTTCAAACCAGGAGAAGAAGGTGCCGGTCCCCGCAGCGCCAATGCTATGTATGGCCTGATGCCTGACCATACGCCCGGCTATGGCAGTGACAGTGAAGAGTTTATGAGCCAAACGCTGGTTCCAGGCTGGCAAAATACTGGTGAAGGACGAAATCCATTTGCTGGTATTGAGTTTACGGACTGTAGCTGATGCAGATCTTCACAAAGAACGGCCGGGTCGTCATGTACAAGGGACGAATTGCCATCAGCCCTTCATGCTGCAGCTGTAGTGAAGATACCTATGGAGGTCCTGGGGGCGGAGGAAATGACTATTCTCAATGTCCCCCGGGAACAGTGCCAGGCATTCAAACTGGTATACCACTTGTTGGTTGTGCAACAGTTGATTGGTTTTGTAATGCTACGGATGGACTTGGTGATCTAGCTACCATCTACCCAGGCGCTACTGGTGTTGCTGATTGCATTGCTGACAATGCAGCTGCTCTGATTCAAGCTTATCGTGATGGGACCTTATCTGGTCCTTACGGAAGTTCTCCTTGTAACAAGTGCTTGTTGATTCCGCCAGACACAGGACAGCCAGGCTCGTGCTGCCTTGATGAAGATGCCGCCACTAATGACGGCTTTGATGGCAATACAGGAGGTCGACCACTGGGGTCTTGTGGCCCATCTTGGAAAACGGAACTTGTGTGCTGCAGGTACTACACACCAAGCACCACACCACCAACTACTGGGTGCACTTGTGTAACTGTCAACTTGTGTGATTTGGACTGTTACGCTAACGGCACCTGCTGGACAAACCCTAATGTTCACGGAGACAACAGTATTGGTTGTGAAATTGGTCCTGGCTGCGCTGAGGTGAATGATGCAATAGGCTCTGCACCTTTGGGTAGCAGTTGTGCAGGCTGGACATTTGTGAC